TACATATTGTTGTTGTAAGCGTCGAAAATGAAACGGATGTAAAGGTGGTTTTCAAACTCCTTTCACCACCGGCTGCATTCTAGAACAATAGGACAGACTGCAACGACAAGAATCGGCTAGGCTCGTTGGTAACAACCTGACTTAGCGCCGGAGTCGTAACCGGCACCTATTTTAATAAGAAGAATAAAGATGCGTTGTAAATCTTGTGACTCCTACTTCCGTAGGAACGAATGGAACACTTCAGACTACTGCGAAAAATGTGTTGACAGCGACGATTCGTTGGACTACAATACGCTAGATGAAGAACAAGAAATTGAAATACTGATGAATCCGACTGGGAAGACCCCAGCTAGATTCTATGATTAAGCTTCCAAGCTAAAGGTTAGTCGCCAGCCCTCCAAGCTGTGCAGAGTAGGGTTCGATTCCCTCTGGACGCTCCAAATTGGGTATGAACGTACCAAAGCAACGGCAGTATTTTAACTCTGTTGAGTTAATTTAACTTGCGGGCAGTAGTTGCATAGCAGACCCTAAGCTGCTATAATGTGGGCATAGTATAGTTTGGTTAGTATCTCTCGTTGCCATCGAGAAGACTTCGGTTCGAATCCGAATGCTCATACCAATTTGGCTCATGGGACTGCATGGAGTGGTCACCCGCCTGTCACGCGGGATGTTCAGTGGGGATCGTTACCCCAATGAGTCGCCAAAAGAATTATCAGAAAGCTCTTGACGTTGTTTGAGAACTTTGTTATAATTCAGTTTTAGCACCATTCGTCTATCGGTAAGGACTCAGGGTTTTCATCCCTGCAAGAGCAGTTCGATTCTGCTATGGTGTACCATTTTTAAGCGAGATTAGCTCAGTAGATTAGAGCAGGTCACTACGAATGATCAGGTCGGGAGTTTAAGTCTCTCATTTCGCTTCAAGTTTTAGACTAGTTACAGCAAACTTACAATTATTCTTACCATTATCAAGAACGAAGGGTTCGACTCCCCCGTAAACGTGGACGGTCCACATAAAGCTAGTCTGTTATTTTTAGGTTTCTTGCAGCAATTCAAAATTCTGACATACCCCTTGATTGAGGATCGGAAGTCCTCAGCAGAAACCTGCTATTTTATTGGTCATAAACTTTAAAGTGAAGTCTCTGGCTTTTACCCAGATGAAGACGGGGCAGTACCGTCATGGCCTACCAGATGCGTCCTTGGCTGAGTGCATAGGCTCCCGATTGCAAACCGGGAACAGAACGGGTAAGAACCGTTAGGGCGTTCCAAATTTATGATACAATGCATCAGTGGTGTGAGTGGCTTAGCCGTCATCCTTACAAGATGAATAACGTAGGTTCGAATCCTACCTGATGTACCAAACAATGTCCGGTTAATTCAATAGCAGAATACTCCCCTGATAAGGGAGATACGGTGGAGCGTAACCATCACTGGATACCACAAATATGAGTCGAATTTATAAAATTACCAACCTTATTAACCAAAAGAGCTATATAGGTAAAACTGAATTCTCGATTGAGAAAAGATTCCGCCAACATACACTTGAAATTAATAAAGAACGTTCCAAGAATAGACCACTTTACCGGGCTATGCGCAAATATGGTATAGAAAATTTTAAAATTGAACTGATTGAAATTTGTACCAAAGCAGAGGTAAACGATAGGGAGCAATACTATATCCGGGTGTACAATACATACAAATTCGGGTATAATGCAACGCTTGGAGGGGACGGCAAAGCTTATGTTGACAGCGAAAAAATCATTGCTACCTACCTGCTTTTGAAAAATATTGCACAAACTGCTAAAGAAACAGGTTACGATAAGCAGACAGTTAGTAAAACGATTTCAAATCACGGAGTGGTTCGCCAAAGTCATCGAGAAGTGGTTACAGCTTCACGCGGCCGAGCCGTTTTGTTAGTTGAATTTGGATTGAAATTTGATTCAATGCAACTTGCTTCAGAATATATTCGTACTAATTTCCTTGAATTTAAAGATTCACGGTTAACAAATATAACTGCCAAGATTTCTCTTGTGTGTAGAGGTTTACGTAAGAGTGCTTATGGCTACACATGGGAATATGTATAAGGTGGGTTAACTTGCAAGGTGCAAGACTCGCTTGCTAAGCGAAGGGATCGGAAACGGTTGGATTTCGAATATTCAACCCACCGCCAAGATTTTTAACACGTAAAGGAGAAACGTATGTACAATGTTCTAGTTCCGAAGTATACTAAGGCTGGCTTCACCTCCGACGGTAAACAGCAATTTACGGTATCATGGGAAGTTGTAGGAAAGGCAGACAGCATGGATCAAGCACGTAAGCTTACTCCTGTGCCTGTGCTAGAAAAGATTTAATGGAAGCATGCGCTGAAGGTCAGCAAACGGATTTGAAATCCGTCGCCAGTTATGAAGAATAGCTGAGAGTTCGATTCTTTGTGTTTCCACCAGTTTTATTGAGGATGAATCAAGAAGTACGATATCCGGCTTTGACCCGGAGTAACATGGAGCGTTACCATGATCCTCTACCAATGAAAGCCAGCATAGCTCAGTCGCGTAGAGCATCGGTGTGAAATACCGAGTGTCGGAGGTTCGATTCCTTCTGCTGGCACCAAATATGTATCTTTAGCTCAGTGGCAGAGTTGCGCAAAATTCGTAGACCTTGGTTCGATTCCAAGAAGATACACTCGGGTAGGTAAGCATTAATTGGCAAAGTGCCTGACTCCAAATTAGGAAGATGTAGGTTCGAGTCCTACCCTGCCCGCCAAGATTATTTAGGTGTGACATTAGCTCAATGCAGAGCCTCGGAATGTGACTCCGAGAGGTCCGGCTGCAAGCGCCGGATGTCACCCCTAAGTGATTTTTAAAATTTATTGGCATGTAGTTCAGTTTGGTAAGAACGCTCGGCTGTTAACCGAGATGTCGCGGGTTCGAATCCTGCCGTGCCAGCCAAAATTTGTTGATCGGATGTATTCTCGTTGAAGCATGATTATCACGCTCTCCGTTAGCTACGGCAAGGTTCAGATAGTTGTCTGAAATGCAGAGAGATACCATAGGTTCGATTCCTGTGCAACAAAACAAACAATGGGCTGTAGGGAAAAACTGGGAATCCGCCTGCCTTGCACGCAGGAGAAGCGAGTTCAACTCTCGCACGGTCCACCAAACAAACGTATTGACAACAGAATTTACCTGATGTACAATACACGAATTAAGAATGCAAACAGCAAACCTCTAAAAACTCAAATCTTATACTTTTGATCTTAAAGAAATTGCATTCTGTTTTATTTAGAGTAGTTACAGCAAATCCGTTTCGCTTGCGAATACGGGCAAACCTTTAAACTAGGATGTGAGTTTCGATTTCTCACTTGAATCAAAAAGTAGAAAACTACTCTGCTACTATTTAGGCTACTTGCAGCAACCAATGAAATCAACTTGTAATTGAAACTTCAAAAGGTAGCCTGTTATTTTTAGACTGCATCCAGCAACTTATAACATTTGGTATATGTAAAAAACTGCAGTCTGTTTATCAATGTCACTGAAAGGAGAATCAAATGACAGTCGTATCATTATTTGACGCCATGCAAAATGGCACTCGTACCACTAACGGTATGCCAGCTTTCAAAAGCACTAGTAATGCACTGCTGGATTTCTTTACTGTAGCTGGCGACTCACGTAACACTGACGTTACGAAGCAATTCCTTGCTGCTTTTGCCGACAACCAAGAAATCGCAGTTCGCACTTTGCTATGGACCCGCGATAGTCGCGGTGGTGCTGGCGAACGTAATACTTTCCGTAAGCTCCTAGGTGTGCTTGCCCGTGACGATAACTTCCAGCACATGAAGGGTGTTATTGCTCTAACTCCTGAAGTTGGTCGCTGGGATGACTTGCTGGTGCTGATTGGCACTAAGCACGAATCTGATGCAATTGCAGCTATCCGTGAAGCTCTCCAAAAGCAAAACGGTCTGTGCGCTAAGTGGATGCCACGCCAAGGTGAAGTGGCTGCAAAGCTGCGTAATGCTTTAGGCATGACTCCTAAGCAATGGCGTAAGACTCTGGTTACACTGACTAACGTTGTGGAAACCCAGATGTGCAACCGTGAATGGTCTGCAATCGAATATCAAAAGGTTCCTTCCCGTGCAATCGGTAAGTATGCCAAGGCATTCGGTCGTCAAGACGGCACGCGCTTCACTGCTTTCAAGCAAGCTGTTGCAAAGGGTGAAGTTAAGATCAATGCAGGTGGTGTGTTCCCTTACGATGTGGTTTCACTGCTGAATCGTGATCCTGCTTTGGCAGAAGTTCAGTGGAAAGCCCTGCCAGATTATGTGCAAGGGTCTGATGAACGTGCAATCTGTGTAGTAGATGTATCTGGTAGCATGGACAGTCGTGTTGCAGGTAATGTTTCTGCGATGGACGTAGCTATCTCTCTGGGTATCTACACTTCTGAACGTCTGCAAGGTGTATTCAAGAATACTTTCATTACTTTCACTGACAATCCAAAGATTGTTAAGTTCAAGGAAGGTACGACTCTCGCACAGCGTGTCCGAGAAGCCAAGGAGGCTGTGGGTTACAGTACAAACCTTGAGGGTGTATTCGATGCTGTACTTAGTGCTGCCGTGCAGAACAAGGTTCCTGAAGATCAGATGCCTACGAAAATCGTAATGATTTCCGATATGCAGTTCAATGCGCAGGTCAAGGGTGGCGGTCTATCGGCTGTGCCAATGATTCAGCAAAAGTATGCTGCTGCTGGCTACAAGATGCCTGCACTGGTATTCTGGAACGTGAACGCAGCGGTTTATGCCAATAAGCCTGCTACCGTGATGGACCGTGGTGTTGCAATGGTTAGTGGTTTCAGTCCTGCTATCCTGACAAGTATTTTGTCTGGAAAAGATAATTCCATGGAACTAATGCTTGACGCCGTAGGAAAAGTGCGGTATAATTACATTCAAGCAACCCCAGAAGTTGCTGAAGTAACAACTGCTAAGCCAAAGCGTAAATATGTTCGCAAGGTAAAAGCAGAATAAATTCCTGATTTATCAGGATTAAGTTCTCAGGGATGGGAACCCTAGTAACAGGGTAAGTTATCAATCAGGTGAGAAGCCTGTCCAAATATTGGAGGTTGCCCCACTCGGCGGTCTGTAAAACCGTTCCCTAAAGAGTGGAAGTCTGGGTCTGTAGAGCGTTACTATCAGCCTCCACCAAAGTTTTTCTATTATCTATTATGGCATTTATCTATAAAATAACAAATAAAATTAACGGTAAAATCTACATAGGTAAGACAGAGAAATCAATTGAACGACGATTCAAAGAACACTGTGCAGAGTTTGCTAAAGCTAGAAGCAAAGATCGACCACTATATCGCGCCTTCAATAAGTATGGTATAGAAAATTTTTCTATTGAATTAATAGAAATTACAGATATACCAGAAGAAAGAGAAATGTTCTGGATTAACTTCTATCAAAGTTACCAGAAAGGTTATAATGCAACTCTTGGTGGCGACGGTAAAGCATACATTGATAAATCACAAATTTTACCTCTGTACGCTCAGGGTTTAAATTCAAAACAGATAGCAGAACAGATAGGCTGCTGTAGAGAGATTGTTTTAAGATTTCTACGTGCATGTGGACTTTCAACAAAAGAGAATGCTAATAAAATTAGTCAAAAGAAAGTGGTCTGCATCGAAACTGGAGTCGTATTTGATTCAGTATCTGCAGCATCAATGTTCTTAGTCAGTATAAACAATAAAGATTGTGATCCCAAAATGTATGGGACGCATATTTCAGCATGTTGCCGAGGGAAAAGAAAAACTATCCTTGGGTACTCATTTAAATATCAGGGTTGAAGATAAAAGTAGTCGATTTCTTTTGGAAAGATTTAGAGGTGGGGCAGTACCACCAATCCTGACCAATAATTGAGCCGGATTAGCTCAGTTGGTAGAGCAACTCCTTTGTAACGAGAAGGTCAAGCGTTCGAATCGTTTATCCGGCACCATAATAATTCTGGGACACTGACCTATACAAATCTGGTACAGTAACAGAATTCAAAATTCTGGGTTTTTCTCGGTTCGAATCCGAGGTGTCCTACCAATAAATTAAAGCGCGAGTGACGGAATCTAGGCATACGTGTTACTCTTAGAAAGTAAATTTTGTGGGTTCGACTCCCACCTTGCGCACCAAACACAAACGAGCAGTTTAATAGCAAACCTGCCATCCTTGCATAAGGGTGAGTACAATAAGTACACTAACCAAAACTATTAATGAATTATGGCGGGGAGGTCAAGTGACCCGGACAGTCTCATAAGCTGTACTGAGGGTGGAGCGTTACCACTCCCCGCTACCAAATCCCTCTACCTTGGGAACGTTATGTACGGTGTAGGAATAGCCACATTCCTCGGCGTCATGACATTCGGTTAACCTGATTAACGCTGGATAATCGTAACCAGTACCTATTTTAGACTAGCCCCTTTTGGGGCTTTTGGCGTTTCTACAAAGGAATTTTATGGCGTTCAAGTCAAGAAAAGAATTAAACGGGCAAATCGACCCTAACATCAATACTGAAGGTCGTATCAAGCCTGCGAAAGCATTAACAAAGCGTGAACTAAAAGATCGTGAACTGGTACAGTTAGCCCGTAAGATCAAGCCTCTAATGGCTGAAGCTATCGGAGTATGTGCTAACGTAATGCGTGACAAAGAGGCATCACATGCTTCACAACTGAAAGCCAGTGCATTACTTACTAGTGTTTATCAGCAATTGATCCGTGATCTTTATGATGGCAAAGATGAATCTGATGAAGATCAAGCAAGCCCAGAGATTCAGGAACAAAAACCACTATTCAGTTTGACCGTTGTGGAAAAGGTTGAAGATCAATGAGTAATATCCTTCTAGCACCTGCTTCGAAGAAACAAGAGATTTTCTTAAACTCTAATGCTGATATTACTCTTGCTGGTGGTGCTGCTGGAAGTGGAAAGACCTACACTGCTTTATTGATTGCACTGAAATTCATGCAACATCCTCGGGCAACCGGAGTAATCTTTCGTCGTACATCAAAGATGATTACTTCACCGGGTTCTATCTGGCATGAAGCAGTGAATATGTACACATCTATTTACAAGACTGGTCTACGTATTCGGCATCGGGAGAATGAAATCATCTTCCCAAACGGGGCTGTACTGAAGTTCTCCCATATGCAGCACGAAAGTGACAAATACGCACACAAAGGTGGGCAGTATTCGCTTGTTATTTTTGACGAAGCAACCGATTTCTCGGAAGATATGGTGGTTTATCTGATTTCACGTATGCGTAATGCCTACGTTGATTACAAGCCACAAATGTTCTTGATGACTAACCCGGACTATAATAGTTTCTTGCGTCTATGGATTCAAGACTTCTACCTAGACCCTCTCACTGGAATTCCACAAGAGGAACTTGCAGGTGTTAAGCGAGGGTTCTTCCGACAAGGTAACACCATGCTATGGTATAATACCTTGGAAGCTGCAGAAGCTGTCCATGGCAAGGGTGATTCAGCAGGTATCATGAGTTTTACCTTCATCCCTGCAAATTGCCGCGACAATCCTCCACTACTAAAAGCACAACCAAGCTACATCAGTAACTTGATGTCTCTGCCTCGGGTGGAAATGGAGCGCCTACTGCTCGGGTCATGGTTTGCCCGCCCGGAATCATCAGGTTTGTTCAAGCGTGAGTGGGTAACTGTTGTTAAGCACCCTAATATGCGTGCCAAGCAACGTGTACGCGCATGGGACTTTGCTTTCAGCAAACCTTCTGAGCAATATCCTAATCCCGACTGGACACGTGGAGTATTAATCTCTAAAGATTCACTGCACGTTTATACGGTGGAAGATGTGACTGGTATTCGTGATCGGGTTCACATTGTTGAACAATTGATCTTTGATACTGCAGAACGTGATGGTCCCGGTGTAGTGATTTCAATCCCCCAAGACCCTAACGCTCAAGCTGCAGCATACGCTAAAGACTTGCAACGTAGACTTGCAGAGAAAGGTTTCACTTGCAGACTGTCTCGCCCTGTGAAATCCAAGACTATCCGGTTTGCACCGTTTAGTAGTGTAGCACAAGCTGGCTTCGTGCATGTAGTTGAAGGTGATTGGAATAAGGAATTCTTTGATGAACTGGAAGTTTTCGATGACTCTGGGCGTTACAAAGATGACCAAGTAGACTGTGTGAGTGATTGTTTCTCTGTACTGAACCGTGACCTTGCGTTGCCTTCTATGCAGCTATCAACCGTTATCACAAACAGTTCCCCCATGTTCCAAGGATACCATCAAGGGGCACCTCAAGTCAACACCTTAGAAGTTCCGACATTCAAATTTTAGAAGGAGCCACAATGGCAACACGAAAGAAAGCTGTAACAGAAACAGTTACAAAAGCGGTCAGTGAAGTACCTGATCGTTTCAAGCTAGGGGAAGCTGGGTATCTTGGCTTGAATATTTTCAATGGAGTTTCTGCAGACGAGCTTAAACGTGAATTGAATTTCCCGAACAACATCAAAATCTACAAAGAAATGTCGTACCACAGTGCAGTTAATTCTTCATTGACGCTCTTTGAAAATATTGTTGGGAAAGCCACATGGACATTCAAGCCTCCAGTTAATGCTACTGCAGAAGAAAAGAAACAGTGTGAAATCGTGCAAAGCATGATGGACGATATGGATCATACTTGGGCTGAATTCATTCGTGATATCCTGAGCATGAACGTGTATGGATTCTCTGTGCATGAAAAAGTATATCGTCGTAGATTGAAATCTAATGGAAGTATGTTCAATGATGGATATATTGGCTGGAAGAAACTGCCTATCCGCTCTCAGGAAACTATCCAGAAGTTTATTTTCTCTGATGACGGCAACGATATCACTGGTGTAAAGCAAGTTCTCACTGGAGTCTCCGATCCTTATAATCGCTACGAGAAACGTGCGATGAATGAGATTGTGATGACCCGTGCTAAGTTCATGTTATTCCGTGCTGGTCGTCACCGTGGTGATCCTTATGGTAAATCTCCACTGCGTGATGCATATCTTGCGTGGCGTTTCCTTACTGCTCTGGAAGACCTAGAAGCTGTAGGTGTAGCGAAAGACTTGAATGGTCTACCTGTGCTAATGCTCCCACCTCAGTATCTCTCTGAAGACGCTACACCCGAGCAGAAAGCAATCAAGGACTACTACGTTAATGCAATGCGTAATCTGCAGATGAATCAGCAATCGGCTTTGATTCTACCTAATGCATTCGATCCTGACTCAAAGAAGCCACTATTTAGCTTGGAACTTCTGAGTGTAGACGGTAAGAAAGCCTTTGACATTTCCAAGATCAAGGAATACTACCGTAACCTGATTTACACAAGTCTGTTCAGTGATATTTTGCAGATGGGCCAATCAGCTACAGGTTCTTTTGCGCTGGGTTCTATCAAGAATAGCCTTTCAGGTGCTGCTGCCGAAGGAATGATCAAGATTATTTGTGAAGTAGTTAACCAAGAGCTAATCAAACAAACTTACGAATTGAATGGTTGGGATGTGTCTCGTCGTGGCACCCTGGACTACGATAACCTAGAAGATGCTGACCTAGAAACCCTAAGTAAATTCTGGCAACGTGTTGCTTCAGTTGGTTTGGTAGAAAAAGACCGTGAAGTATTGAATGCTGTACGTGTTGCAGTAGGTGTGGATGCTTTACCTGATGATCTTCCACCACAGGAAGATATTATGACAGGCAATACTAGCCGAAGTGGTGATGGTATGGCAAAGGGTTCCGGTAATGGTACTTCTGATTCTGCTGCATCATCAGATACGAGTGCAAGCAACGCAGATAATGCTGCTTAGTACGATTTAACTTGAAATTCCAGCAATATCATGATATAATTATATATTGCTGCGAATTATAAGGACAATATGAAAAACAACACACAAGAAACAGTCCAAGTGGTGAAGTCAGTTAATGAAGAATTGAAACAAGCTACTTTTATTGTACTAGCTCCAGACGAAGTAGACTTGCATGGGGATATTATCCCTGAAAATGAAGTTCGCAAAGCTTGCCACAACTTCAACAAGTATTCCAACCAAGCTAACCTTTTCCATATTACCAAGACTGCAACCTTCGAATTTGCTGAGAGCTATATTGCTCCTGTTGATTTCGTTCTAGGTGATGTTCTGGTGCGTAAAGGCACATGGCTTGCCACAGTCCAAGTATTAAATGATGATCTATGGGAGCTGGTTAAGTCCGGTGAAGTGAATGGATTATCAATTGGTGCTTTAGCCTCAGTTGAGCCACTTGATGAGTAAGTATTACGTCTATGTTCACTATCGCTTATCTGATAACACGCCATTTTATGTTGGTAAAGGATCAGGTAAACGGGCTTGGCTGCAGGCACGACGAAACCCGTACTGGGTGGCAACTAAAAATAAATACGGACTCAGAGTTGAGATTGTTTTTAACAATCTATCCGAGGAAGAAGCTTTCCAATGTGAGAGAGATACGATTCTAGAATTTAAGTATTTTGGATATAAACTTACCAATCTAAGTTCAGGCGGTGAGGGTGCTAGCTACAAGCGTACCCCTGAAACGCGCCAGCGTATGAGTAAGGCATTCACAGGTCGAAAACTTTCACTTGAAACAAAAAGAAAAATCGGCCAAAGCAGAGTGTATCCTAAAGGTTTAGAAAACACAAATGCCGACCCGAATACCTATACATTTGTACGAATTTCAGATGGTCTGCTATTCACTGGAACGCGAACAGAACTGTGTAATAATTTTCACCTGAAGGTTACGTTAATCAATGGCTTATTTAAAGCCAAGAAACGTAAAACGGCGTGCGGGTGGCAATTGAATGAAAGGCTACCATAATGACTACCAAAAAAACACCGAAGCGTAAACTTACGGATTTAACTTTCGAGCATGACTCTGCTCATATTGCACTCGTTTCCAAGGAACAGGGCGGCCCAGCTAATGGGCACGACTATGCTCTAGTTTTGAAATCTAAGAATTTCAGCAAAGAAACTATCCAGAAGATGCAGTCAATCCAAGTAACGATGGAGCTACCTGAATTCCTGCGTAAGTTCTTCGGAATGTATTACGATGATTCAGAAGTCCTAGCTCGACTGCTTGGTTATACGCCGCCTGATCCTACGGTTTATGAATATGACTCTGAGTCTTATTACACAGAACGCCTACAGGCTTTTGAGGTAATGAAGTCTCTACACGAATCCGGTGATATGCTTAAAGCTCTCGCCATGCTAGAAGAAAGTGAATATCTCGCCTTGCTTGAAGATCAAGTATTGCTTGAGAAAGCATTCGCTGAACTCGATGCAAAAGCATCCGACACTACAGCTACGGTTGTAGAGTCAGAAAACTCAACAAACGCTAGCGTTGAGAAATCCGTTGGGGCCTCTGGCTCTAAAGTCACTAAATCGAAGAAAGAAACTATGACACTAAAAACCAAGGCTGATGAAGCTCAAGTAGAACTGGTTGAAAAGTCTGTCGTTGAATCAATTCAAAAGAGTCTAGATGACGCTCAAGTAGAGCTTCAGAAAGCCCGTGAAACGATTCAAGCCTTTGAAGCTGCAGCTAAAGAAGCCGTAGTCAAAGCAAAGACTGATAAAGTAACCGCAATTGTAAAAGACGAGAAGATTCAAGCTGCTATTGTTAAAGCTGCACTGTCCCTAGAATCAGATGATGATTTTGGTGCGTTCCTTGCTGCTATCCAAGCAATGGCTGCTGCTGTAGAAACAACTCAAGAATTCGTAGAAAAATCTGCACTATTTGCCGAACAAGGTGCAAGCACTTCAGATGAAACTGCAAATCAGGAAAGCCCTGTGGCTCGTATCCTGAAAGCTAAACTAACCAAAGCAAAGTAAGGAAATAACATGCCAGTTATCGCAACAGAAAACAAACGTATCTCTAACGTTCTAAAGTCAGAATACGAAGCAGAGCTAGCTTATTGCCGCCTAGTGGTGACAGTAAACGAGGCTACTGCAAAAACATATGTACCCGGAATGGTACTAGGCAAGATTACTGCATCAGGTAAGTATCTGACTGCCGTAGAAACTGCCTCAGACGGTTCTAAGGCATTCGCTGCCATGGTACTTTTTGAGCAGGCAATCCCAGCTAGCACCGACACTAAGGTTGTTGTTCTCGTAAAGGGTCCAGCTTCAGTAGCTAAGGGCGGTCTGATTCTAGATGCCAGCTATAACGACGCTACCAAGAAAGGTGCTATCTACACTGCAATGGAAGCTGCCGGTATTCAAGTGCTAGAGTCTGCCTAATAATAACAATAAGGATTAAATAAAATGCCTATTACCCGTTCATATACAAGTAACTTTGACGTTGTTGACTACACTCAAGAACTTCAGATCATCCCTAATAGCTGGACGCTTCTAAACGACTCTGGCCTGTTCTCTGAAGAATTCCTAACAACTCACACTGTTACTTTCGAAGAACAAAACAAGACTCTGGCCCTGATCGGTGACCAGTTCCGTGGTGCTAAGCCTCAAGCTAACCAAGACGATGTACGTAAGATTCGTTCTTATCCAATCGCTCACTTCCCAATCGTGGATCAAATTCTACCTACTGATATCCAAGGTAAACGTGCTTACGGTACGCAAGACCAAGCGGAAACAGAAGCTGCAGTGATTGCACGTAAGATGGAACGTATTCGTCGTAACATGGATATTACCATGGAAGTTGGTCGTTTCAGTACGCTAGCTACCGGTAACCTGTACGCACCTAACGGTACTATCTCTGGTAACCTGTTCACTGACTTCGGTGTAACCCAAACTTCTGTTGACTTCGTACTAGGTACAGGTACTACAGATATCATGGGTAAGGTTGAATCTGTTATTGCAGCAATGCAAGACAACGCGAACACAGGTGACGTTATCACTAGCGTTATCGCTTACTGCTCACCAGAATGGTTCGCTAAGTTCATTGCTCACGCTAAGATTCAAACTGCTTACCAATACTACACTGCTACTGAGGGTCAACAAATCCAACGTAACCGTGCTGGTGGTAACAATGGTCTATATCGTGAATTCCAATACGGTGGTATTCGTTTCATCGAAGTGCGCACAGTGCTTGCTGGTCAACGTCTAGTACCTGCTGGTGAAGTAATCTTCGTACCTCTAGGCACGACAGATACATTCGTAAGCTACTTCGGCCCTGCTAACCGTCTTGATTTCGTCAATACTGTTGCAGAACGTGGTTACCTATGGATGTACCGTGATCCAAAGGGCACTCACATTGACCTTGATGGTGAATTTGACGTAGTTCACATGATCCGCCGTCCACAACTAGTGGTTAAGGGTACAACAAGCAACTAATCACTGCTTAACGGTTAGCTCCTTCGGGAGCTTTTCTAATATAGAGCCTTGGATTTTTCAGGGTTCTATCTTAGAAATAAAGGAATAATTATGTATACTGATATTCAGAAAGTACGTTTAGAGGTTGCCGACATTGATCCAACCTTACCTATCTTATCAGATACGGATTACGATTACTTCTTAAGCAAAAATAACAATAGTATCACTCGCGCTTCGATTGATGCAGCCCGGACAATTCTGCTTGTGCTTTCACAGCGTGGTGAAGAAACCGTAGATATTTTCTCAATAAAAGGTTCAAAAGCAGCAGAACAATATCGTCTTGCTTTGCAACTGTTCCTTACAAGTCCAAGTACAAACCCTGTGCTACAAAATGCTAAGGGATGGGTTGGTGGTGTTAGTAACGCCGACATTATTGAGAACCTGAACAACAGTGATAATAACCTAGTCACAGTGCCTAGCGAAAGTCCTTACGTGGTAGTAATGCCACTGAACCCACCAAAGTATTTCTGAGGTGACTATGAACTTTCTGCAAGTAGCTAAAAAAGCTCTAGCTCGTCAGGGTGCAGACCTTGTGTTTGCCAGCTTGTCAGCAGGGGCCTATAACGTTGAACTGGGAAAGCCGACCGTTACCCGTACTGAGTATACAGTCCGAATGTACCCAAAACAAATCATAGCGAATCAATACAACTTTCCTGCTCTTATTGGTAAAGAAACCATCATGTTTTACTTAGCAAATGATAGCCTTGCTTTCACGCCTAAGATCAATGATGAAATTGAGTACAAATCAAAAGCATACAAGGTGCAGAGCATTCAAGAGCACTTTGCCGATGGTGCTGTAGTGCTTTATCGTATGGTTGCCGCAAGAGGTTAATATGATTTCAGTTGATTCCGCTGCACTTTCAAAAGATTTGGAACAGTTCTACAAAGACGTTGTTCGTAAACTGGAAAATATGGTGCGTGGTTTTGCTTATGAAATTACACTAACTGCAATTGACAAGACTCCACTGGGTAACGCTGAAGCTTATATGAAGCTTTATCAGCGCCGTGAAAAAGCTTATGGTCTAACTCCAGTAGAGGGCCTAGCCCGAGGTGGCTGGCAAATTAGTCTTGATGGTACGCTAGATTTCCAGCAATTATACGGGTCAAATTCTGGTAACACTGCAGGGTCTGCGGCCAAGATTCACATGATGAACTATCAGTTAGGTCAGCAAGTCATTATTGGTAATCAGGGGCCATATATCCAAGCTCTAGAGCAGAACTATAGTGATCAGACTTCTGGGCAAGGTATTATGCAACCCACCCTTGATTCGATTATGGCGGTACAACGAGTAAACCTACAACGCTACTACGATCAAGGATAATATGGAAATTTTAAATACAAAGAGAGCAGCCGAGCGTTTACTGGCAAGTATTTCCCCTGCAGTCTCTACAGGTTTTGAAGGCGTTGATTTTGATCCTCCTATTGATCAGATGTACCAGCGCTGCCAATTCAGAATTGATTCTCCTACGGACCCGACATTCCCTGCCGGGTATCACCGTGAGAATATCGAAATGCAAGTCTTCATTGCAGGCTTGAAAGGTCAGGGTACAGCCGATATTCTTGCTAGGGCTGAGTTGATCAGACAAACATTCTACAAGGGCCGAACAATGATTGAAGGCTCTACGAGAATCCACATACTTCAAACTGCACAAATCGGTTCTGTGTTTCCCACGCAGGATCGGATTATTGTACCGGTGTTAATTCCGTTAACCGCAGAAGTATACCAATGAGTGCTTGCACTCGATTAAGCCTTCGGGCAAGTTTTATTTGCAAATAAACAACTAAGGAAATATAATGACAATTGCTAAAGGCGTAGCCAAGAAAGTTGGATACAAAAAAGAAAGCACATGGGGTACTGCTGCCGGTGCTTCTGGTGCTAAATATCTGCGTCGTGTAACTGCGAACTTCAACCTAACAAAAGAAACATACGAATCTGCTGAAATCCGTACCGACTACCAAGTAGCCGATATGCGTCATGGTGTGCGTAGTGCTGAAGGTTCCCTGAACGGTGAACTATCTCCTAGCACATATTCAGATTTCATGCAGTCTATTCTAGCACGTAACTTTACTGCAGGTGGAACTACTACCGGTGCATCAATTACGATTGCAACAAGTGGTCTATTCTACACAGTAACTCGCGCTGCTGGTAGCTGGTTAACTGATGGTTTCTTCGTGGGTAACGTGATCCGCCTAACTGGTGCTGGTTTCAATCCTACTAATGTAGCAAATAATTTGCTAATTGTTAGCATGACTGCTACTGTACTAACAGTTAAAGTTCTTTCTGCCACTCCACTAGTAGCTGAGGGTCCAATCGCTGCTGCCGGTGCTGATGTAGCTGGTAAAATTACTTACGCTCCACTATTAGGTCACACTGACGATTCTTACACAATCGAAGAATGGTATAGCGACATTGCCCAATCTGAAGTTTACACTGGTATGAAGGTAGGCACAATGAATGTGCAGCTACCAGCAACCGGATTAGTAACTTGTGATTTCAGCTTCATGGGTAAGAACCTAGAGCAAAAGGGCACTTCACAATACTTCACATCACCTACTGCTGCTGGCACTAATGGTATCTTCGCTTCAGTATCTGGTGCAATGGTTGTAAATGGAACTCCTGTAGCTTTGATTACTTCTATGGACTTCACCGTAGAACGTGGCCTAGAAGCTGCTAACGTAGTGGGTTCAAACTTTGCTGCAGACGTATTCACTGGTCGTATCCGTGTAACCGGAAACTTCAGCACTTACTTCCAAGATGGTGTGTTCCGTGATTACTTCGATAGCGAAGCCAAGATCAGTCTTGTAGTTGCTCTGTCAACTGGTGAAGAAAAGAATGCCGATGTGGTTTCTTTCAGCTTCCCACTAGTTAAGGTAGGTTCTGCTACCAAAGCAGATTCAGAAATGGGGATCGTACAAGATCACAGCTTCACTGCACTATTGAACCCAGTAACAACTAACGGCCTGATTGGTTCTACCATGATGGTTCAAGACACTGCTGTAGTTTAATACCAACAAAACCCCCTTGGAGAAATCCTTGGGGGTTTCTTTTTGTTTATTTCGCTTGATTATTCAACCTTTTCATGTTATAATTGAGTCTTAGGCGACAATTTTACTAACCCCATAACGAAAGGATATCCAATGCTAGACCTAAAAGTAACTAACCTTGCAGAATCAGCCGAAGCAGGCTTTGAATTCGAACTACTACTGCCAGAATCAAAAGATAAAACTGGCGGTTTCATTACAGTACGCGGATCACAGTCTCCTACTGTGCGTAATTACTCAAAGCGTAAGTGGAATGAGTATAACGTAAAAGTGCAGCAAGCCAAGCGTAAAGGCAAAGAAGTCGATGAAATGACTCTCGACGAAGCCGAAGACCTTGCAATTGAGAACGCAGTAAACCGTATCATCAGTTGGCGCGGCATTGGCGAAGCTGGAGTTGAAATCCCCTTCACTAAAGAGAACGCTGAAACTGTACTCCGTAAACATTCATGGATTCGTGAGCAGGTAATGGAGGAATCAGACAATCTGATGAACTTTCAATGAAGATGATTTAGCCCAAGCAAAGGCATACGCCGAACAAGAGTTTGCTTTAAGTGCCCGACAGAACGATGGTCGAACACTAAGAGAACACTTGGAATCTGTTAAAAAACAGGGCGTAATGCCAAAAGAACTTGAAGACCTTGTAACCTTACCAGACTCGCTTGCGCATTGCTGGTACTGGTTCTTAGATTTAAACAATACAAGACCTTCAGGATTCGGTGTTTCGGCAATCACTTATTTGGAAATCCAAGCTTACTTCACTTTACTACAAATTCCTGTGCAACCTTGGGAAGTTGAGATTATAAAGCTCTTTGACCAGATTGCAATGGGTGTATCTGCAAAACAACAAGCAGAAGCAGAAAAACAAAACAATAAAAAGAAGCAGTAAGCATAGTAGGCCCTTCGGGGCCTATTTTCTATGTAGCTTACGAAATAGGTTCCATAGAAAATAGATAAGAAGGAAATCAAATGCTAAATCTAAGTGAATTAGTATTCAAAGTAAATACAGAAGCTCTAGTAGATGCTGCCAACAAGGTAGCTGCCCTTGGCAAATCCGTAGATGGCTTGTCAAGCACTTTCTCTAAGCTGGAAAAATCTTCTTCACAAGCAAGTAAGGCACAAGCCAAAGCAGAAAAAGATTTAGCAGCAGCAGAAGTTGATCGTGCCAAGGCTGCAGATATTGCAGCTAAGACCGAAGAACGTAAAGCTAAAGCAGTTCGTGAAACAGCAAAGGCAACTGAAGAAGCCACTGCAGCTACGAAGTCTAGCGTAAGTATTCTAGAACGTCAACAAACAATCCTTGAATTTCAAGCTAATGGCTACTCAAAAGGTCAAGCTTCCATCCTTGCCTATGCAAAAGCGGCAGGTGTAGCTGCGACTGAAATTCAAGAAATCGGTAAGGTGCTGCAAGCTCAACGTACTCTTATGGGCGGTGATCCATTCGATAAGAGCCTTGGTAGCCTAAAATCTTTACAGAATGAATTCAAGACACTGAAAGAAGTTCAACGTCTATATACTGCGGAGATTCCTCTTACTCGTAAACAAATGGAAAACCTTGCGCTCGACAAGCTACGTCTTATTGAGGCAATGAAGATTGAAGGTCGCTCAATGTCTGATATCAAGGCAGCGATCAAAGACCTTAATGTAAAATATATTACTACCGCACAAAACATTAATCGTGTTACTAAAGCTGAAAACGAACTTGATAAAGCACGGAAAGATTCAGCTAATGCAAATGCATTCCTTGAAAAAGAAATGCAACGTGTTAACTTCGCACTGCAGGCACAAAACAACGAACTGAATAAAGGTACTGCCAACGCCTTAAACCGTTTTGAACAGAATCTGAAGCGTAGTGGTCTTACCCTAGATCAGCAACGTGTAAAGATGGAAGAATACCGCAAGGGATTGCTTGCACTTGAAAAAACCAAAGGTGGAAACACTGATTACATTACACGCGCACTAGGTCCGCAGATTACCGACATTTTCGTTGGTCTTGCTACGGGTCAATCTCCACTGACAGTTATGCTACAGCAAGGTGGTCAATTACGCGACCAATTAGATTTAGCTGGGGTTGCTGCAGCGGATATGGGCAGCACAATGCGTCACGCTGCCAAAGGCATGGTTGAGTCTGTAGGTAATGTCGCAAAAGCTATCGGTCAATTACTGATTGGTGCGTTTGTTGATGCTGGAAAGGGTTTTTCAAACCTAATTGGCGGTATTTTAATGAATGCCCCACTTGTCGGGAACCAATTGGAAAAATGGCGTTATCAGTTAACTCTTGGTAGCATGGCAGGTGATAAATTCAATAAAACAATGTTGAATATTTTCAACGGAGTTGTTGGCGCTGCACCCGCCGCTTTTGCTACTGCTTTAGCTGCTAGTGCAGTTGCTCTAGCTGCGTTGGGGGTTGCTCTAAAGCAAGTTACCGCAGAACAGAATGAACTGGCTAAGTCTCTGAACCTGACTGGTGCTGCACTAGGTATGTCTTCTAACGAAGTTATTTCCTTTGCTCAAGGACTTGATTCAGTAAAGACAAGTGCTGCTATTGAATTCATCAACGAACTGTCTAAGGTAGGTGTACGTACCTCTAAAGATATTGCTGGACTTACAGAAGTTGCAATCGACCTAGAAAAGTACGGCGGTGTTGCTCTGAAAGAAACTGCCAAGGCTTACGATGATCTTCAGAAGAAGCCTTTCGAAGCTCTGATGAAGATTGCGGAGGGTACAGGTCAGGTTTCTCAAGAAACTATTGACATGGCCGTACAAATGAAACTGGCTGGCGATGAAGTAGGTCTGTTAAATCTGGCCCAGAAAGAGTTTGTTCGTGCCAATAAAGCAGCAGTAGAATCTATTAAGGCTGAAATCAATCCAATGACTGCACTATGGATTACTGTCAAAGATGGTATCACATTTGCATGGGAAGGGTTGAAAAACTTTGCACGTACTGGTGCCGTGCTAGAGGGTGTTGTTAAGGTACTTAACACAATTTTGACAGGCGTACTTGCTATTACTACAGCAACTCGATTTGCAGGTAAAACACTCGGTGGTTATCTGGCAATCATGGGCCAAGTTGCAGACGGAGTTAATCCTTTCAGCGGTGTCAGTGCATCAGACGCTTTGAAGAACATCCAAGGTATTTTCTCAGAGTATAAAGCTGATATTAAAAACTTAGGTGCCGAGACAAGTGCTGCATATGATCAAATTTGGAATGGAGTAAAAACAACAACAGGTTTGACAGATAAAGCTCGCGAGGCCAACTCTTCATATGCTACTGATACATTGAAAGGTATGAGTGATTTAGAGAAATCATACAATTCAATTGAGAAAGCCGAACTGAAGAAAATTACTCGTCAGCAAGCTATCAATAAGGCTCTAGAGGACTATAAGCAGAAGAATAAACAAGCAAGTGATTACCAACTTAAACTGATTGAGCAAGGTGCAGGACTTGCGTGGGATAAAGCTAACAAAGAGAAAAGTAAAAAAGACCCTAAAGAAAACTACTTTGCTGCTCTCATGCGTGATGCAACAAATGCTACAATCAAGGCGGATGGTGCAGTTCAAGACTTAACTAAATCTGAAATCAAACTACGTGAAGTTCAAGCTGATCCACGGTTTAAAGCGTTATCCAAAGATGAGCAAGACCGTATCACTCGTATTTACGAAACTGCTGCTGCAACCGAGCGTGTAACTGCTGCGGAAGACTTAAAGAATAAACTTCTAGGGAAAGCTGTTGGACTTGGTAAAGAGTATTACGATACATTAGAAATCATTGAAAATTATCACAAACGTGGGATTTACAGTGATGCAGAAGTTAAGCAACTAACAGATGCACTCTATAAGGCTACACCCGCTTACAAAGAGAATGTCAAAGCGGTTGAGGAACTGAATAATAAGTTATTCAAATTCCGTGAAGAGTCTCTAGTAATTCGCCAACAACTGGATGAAGAAAATCGTGGACTTGATTTACGAGTAGCTTTGTTAGGCCGCACTGAAAAAGAGCAAGTGGTGATTAGTCGTGAATATGAACGTCAAGCAAAACTTGCTAAGGTTTCATTTGATCTTGAGAAACGTAAACGTGACATTGAGAGAGAATGGGCAGGAAATGCAGTAAAGATTTGGGAGCTAGAGCTAGCTGCCGAGCAAGATGCTGCAGAACAACGCAAGGTAATCAACCGTGGTGTTGCTGTAGCTTACGCTGAAGATATCCAGAAAGAATTCGATAGAATCTCTGGTGGAATTACTGACAGTATTGTTACTGCACTGTTTGAAGGTGGTAAGGCTGGTTCTAAGAAACTTCGTGATTTGATCATGAGTGAACTTCGCAAGCCAGTTACTATTGTTGTTCAAGCTGTAGTTAATACATTGCTTGGAAGTGTGCTAGGTGGTGTAGCAGGTTCAGTGGCTGGCTCTGCTGGGTCCGGTATTATCGGGAGCATTGCTACCAGTTTAGGCGGGAACGCGATTAGCTCGGGCCTAGGCTTAAGTGGGTTATTTGCTGGTGCTACAACTGCTGCCAGTAATGCTGCTTTGGCTACTAGTCTCGGCCTAGGTTCTGCTAGTGCCACGGCTGCTGCTACAGGGGCTGCTGTCGCAGGAGGTGCTTCTACAGGTATTGCTGGGGCTGCATCTAGCTTTGGTAGTGCATTGGCTGCTATTCCCGGATGGGGCTGGGCTATCGCTGGTATTGCTGCTCTTGCTGGATTAATGTCTAAGAAAGCTACACCACATGCTGGTGCGGGTTCTACATTCAGTGCTGCAAGTGGTCTACAGAACATCAATCTTGGTGCTGCAAATAATATGGGCTTCATGGCAAATTATGCCAAAGAAACTCAAGGTTTGACAGATCAAATCGCTAAGACTCTGGTAACTGCTCTTGATTCTACAGCTAAATCTTTTGGTACAACTGCTGGGTATGCAGTAAGTGCTGCATTCGCAGATGATACATCAAAGGATGGTGCTTGGGGTCAACTGATTATTAAGAAACTGGGTGTTGGAGATATTGTTAACTGGGGTCTTGAATCTATAGTTGGCAAGTGGGCTCCGAAAGAATTTGCAGACGGTGCTGAAGGTCAACAACAGTACATGAATGCAATTGCTAAGAGCGCACGTGATGCTCTGAAGTCTGCTATCGGTGATGTTCGTTGGGCACAAAACATGCTTGACGCTCTAGGTGATAATCCGACCATTGAGCAATTATCAACAACTGTAGATCAAATCAACCAAGCTCAGACAGCAATCACAAATCTTGGAAAGAATATTCAAGGTTTTGCATCTATGACAAATGATGCGATTTCAAGCCTTGTAGAAGCAAGTGGTGGTGCGCAAGCATTCTTTGCGAATATGCAAAGTTTCTACGAAAACTTCTACAGCGATTCTGAAAAGGTTGCTAACCAATCACGTGATATTGCTGATGCACTGTCTGCTGTAGGTTTGGTGTTGCCAAAGACTCGGGACGAGTACCGTCAACTAGTTGAACAACAATTAGCTCTTGGTGAATCTGGAAGTAAAGCCGCAGCAGTATTGTTGCAGTATTCAGGCGCTTTTGCAAATATCACAGAATCTCAACAAGATTTAGTGCAAGCTGAAAAAGATCGTATTGAAAAGTACAAAGATCAGCAACGCGATCTGTTGAATGTTCAGATCAGTGCAGCCGAAGAACAGATGAATCTGTATCAGAAGTTCTTTGATTTCCTAGACGGTGAAATTAAGAAACTGTATGGTTCAGCCGAAGCTACTTCAGCAATGCAAGTTCGTGATGCTCGGGCTATCATTGATCGTGCTCAGCGTACTGGTACTCTGCCTGATTATGAAACACTGACAAGTGCAGTGGATGTGATCACCGGTTCAATGACAAGCAATAAATATACTTCTCGTTTTGAAATGGAACGCGACAAGTTAAAATTTGCTGGTCAACTGGATGATTTGAGAGATACGGCTGATAAGAATCTGAAATCTGCAAAGAACAGTTTCGATGTATTGAAGTTACAACTTGCAAGTCTAGATCAACTAACAGTAACTGCCACAAGCCAACTGAACGCACTATATTCAATTGAGGATGCAATTCGGGAAGTAGGTGTAGGGGGCACTGGAGGTACTGGTACGGGCGGTAAAGGCGGATTATCTGGCGCCAACACTGTCGGTGGTGGTAGTTCTCCAGCAAGCGGAACTGGACATATTCCTCGTACTACATACGGTGCTGATGAAGCCCTAACTAGTTTTGAAAAATTCAAAGCATGGTACACAGGGTTAAAATCTAATGCTGATCCTAGCGTACTGATGGACACAGGCTATCAAGTCCCTGATTGGATGCGTGTAAGTAATTATGGCGCTGACGATTACACTGACAAGTCTTTGTTTGGTTCATACCTGTTCTTCAAAAATAATCCTCAATATGCTGCAGACTATCAGCAGATTATGGATACAGGTCGCTCAAGCTATGCAACTGACGGGTCAACATTGGTTCGTAGTGATCTGGCCAAGATGCCAGAAGAAATTGCTAAGTATTATAAGGCAAATCTTCCTGACCTATTGGCTGCTGAAGGTTTCGGACTTGACCCTGTGCTTGCATATCAATTGTATAATTTTGGTCCCGGTCAGTTTGGCCTCGACCAAAAGAGACAGAGCTTTACCGAATGGCTACAGACTAATAAGTGGACAGACAGTGGAATTGTTTCAAACAATAACATGGTGGAAAGTGCGAGTAAGAACTACTCAAATTACCGCTTAGCACGTTGGGATACTTCAACGGGCAATATCGTTAACGTTGATGGTAAAATTTACACACCCGAAGGTAAATATGTCGGCATGGCTTCTGGTCAGCAGATGCAATCAATTTTCGGTGCGTCATATAAACCATCTTCATCAGCATTATACCAGTCTCAGGTTGAAAGTGGAAATTCTACACCAGAAGGATACTATGCAGATATCAAGAATAATCTTGACGCTGCAATTTCTGCTGGCTGGTCTGCTCAGCAACTTGCTGATGCAGTTCGTGAAACTGGTGCTTCACTACAAGATGTGGCTACTGCTTATGGTATCCCTGTAAGTCAAGTACGTGATAACCTGATTGCAGGTGGTGCTACTGATATTCCAGCTTTTGCAAAGGGTGGAAAATATGATGGCGGTATGGCTCTAGTTGGTGAACGCGGTCCTGAATTGATTAACTTTAATTCTGGAGGCTATGTAGCCAATGCAACCCAGACCCGTGCTGCCATGAGTAATTCTGCGCTGTGTGACCGTATGGAAGCTCTGGAAGCAACCATGTCTCGCGTTAGTGTTGAGACACAAGCTACCGCCATTGCCGTGATCAAAGTATCTAAAATTCTAGATCGTGTATCACCAGATGGTCAAAGCTTGAATGTAACTGTGGTGTAAAAATGGAAGGTGAGCTTCGGTTCACCTTTTCTAATGGAGAATCAATGAAATTTATTAAACCAATTGACCTAAGTAACCCAATTGAAAGTCCTTCATTTCTGGGTGCCCCCGGTACTTATTGGAGTAAAGATAAAGTAATGACAGTTTCAGCCAGTGGTCCACGGTTCAATTATAACCCGGCTACAGGCGTTTATGAGGGTGTCCTTATTGAGCTTGCTTCAACAAACTTATTGCTTAATTCTGAAACCCCTTCTGATCAAACAATTACTGTAGTAGATGCTACTACGTATACACTTTCTTTTTATGGTACAGGAACAGTAACAGTAACTGGTAAAGGTTCTGTAACTGGAACTGAAACCTATAATAAAACAACATTTACTTTCACAGCAACCGGAACTAGTCAGGCACTGACTTTCTCGGGTACGGTGAAATACGCTCAAGTTGAGCAAGGCACAAAAGCGACAAGTTGGATTCCCACAACAGGAAGTACAGCTTCTCGGGCTGCAGATCAAGTAATCAATACTGGTTTGCTTTGGACTGATCTTGTGGAGACAACGGCATTTTGGAGTTCTGGATCAACCTACGCAGTGGATGCTTTGGTTCGTGTCGGAACGAATATTTATCAAAGTCTACAAGCATCTAACACTAATCACCCTCCTGCCACCAGCCCTACATGGTGGATTTTAAAAGGGCCTGATAATACTACCGCTGCCTTTGATCAGCAGATCAGTACAGTATCAACAAAAGTAGGTTCAATATCATTTATTGTTAAACCGGGGCAAGTTTTTGATGCGCTATCAATGATCAACGTTGATTCAATCATTGCAGAAATTGCTGTTAATGACCCAGTAGCAGGTATTGTATTTACTAAAACTGTAGGTTTATCTGGAGAAGAAGTTTACGATTGGTATCAATATTTCTTTTCTGATCCGTTGCTTAAACGGACACAGATGGTAGTTTATGGTATTCCTCAATATGCTGCTGCTGTTGTGAGCATTAAATTGACGGGTGATCCTACTGCTATTGTTTCTGTCGCTTCAGTAATCTTCGGGGCTATGGAAAACCTCGGACTAACACAGTATGGAGCACAGGCAGGAATTATTGACTATAGCGTTAAATCAACTGATGAATTTGGCGTGGTGACATTCGTAAAACGTAACTTCTCTAAACGACTAAGCGCACAGGTTTGGATTGAGAATTTCAAACTCAACCGTGCTATGCGGTCATTGTATACCATTCGGGCAACACCTGTCGTCTGGATTGGTGCTGAAGACCCACGATTTGAGGAAGCTCTGATTTTCTATGGCTTCTATAAAGAATTCAGTACAGATTTATCATACCCAACTTACAGTGTATGTAGTCTAGAAATTGAAGGCTTAACTTAATATAAGGAAAAATTATGGCAATTACTTTGCTACCAACTCCCCCAACACGGGATGATCCTCTGAACTTTGCGGCACGGGCTGATGACTTCTTACCCGCATTAGTTGTGTTCGGGGAAGAAGCTAATGATCTAGCAACAGATGTTAATGCAAAATCTGCAACAGCAACTGCTGCTGCTTTAACTGCATCTGATGCTTCAAATACTGCTGTAGCCGCTGCTGATGCTGCTACTGCTGTAGCTAATTATAAGGGCGAATGGTCAAGTTTATCAGGCTCCTTAGCAATCCCTGCTTCTGTTTCATACCAGAACAATATCTATATTCTAACGCAGAATGTAGCGGATGTTACAGCACACACTCCGGGTGTTTCTTCTGTTTGGTTACGTCCCGGCCAATATGAAAACCCAGTATCTCTTAGTGCTAATGCAAACGTTGCCCCGTTTGTGACATACAGGGTTACTGCTGGAATTATAGCAACTCTTCCAAGCAATCCGGCCAATGGTATGTGGTTTAGATTTCTACATAATTCAGGTGCTAATACCTTTACTGTAGGGCGTAATGGTAAGACAATTGCAGGCTCAGGTACAGATTTAGTCTCTGACATTAACTATAAAACTTTCCGTTTGGTTTATCAATCATCAACAGGTGATTATTTAGTGGAGTTATAATATGAATATTAGTGAATTAATGCTTTCTATTGGTGGCGGTGGCGGTAAACTGAAGTACCAAGATTTTACATCTTCTGGCCCATTTACACCATCTGCAGGACTAATTGCTAAGGGCGGCGGAGCTTGGGCTATGCTTGTTGGTGGCGGTGGTGGTGGTGGTGCTGGTGTTG